AGGCTTAATATAGATATCTACTATTAATTCATTTCTTGAGATAACATCAGGTGTATTATTTGATTCATCGCATACAACTAAATAATCTTGAATTCCTCTACCCGCTTGAATACTAGCCAAATAAGGATTAAACATAGATATAATTGCATTTCTCGTATAAGCATCATTAAATTCAAATACTTGAGATCTTGCCGCTTTTGCCATTGCTCTTTCAATAGTATTAAATAATGATCTAACATTAATTCTATCAAAACTTGATGCATATGGTAAAAGTGTTTTATTACCCCAACATAAATTACCAGTTCCGGGAAATGTAACAAGCGGATTAATTCCATTTTTATAAAGTATATCTCTTTGTGCTTGTGAAGGACTAAATGCCATTCTATCAATATTTCTAATAATACCTCTCTTCATACCAGCAGATACCCACCACGAAGCATTATCATTGGTTACTGAACATCTAATACCAGCCATATCACCAGCAACATTTATCCAGCGATATTTTTTATTATATTTATCATAAATTTTAAAATAATTACCAAAAAAGGCACCAAACATAGTTCTTGTTAACTTAACAGAATTTTGATCTGGATTAGTAATAAATTTAACTAATTCATTGGTTGCTTCGCCGGCTTTTTTACCAACTGTGTCAATATATCTAGCCCCAATATATGCAATACAATCTTTTCTTTTATCCGCTAATTCAATTGCTATATTTAGATTATCACCATCATAAGGATTTTTTCTATTTTTTAGAAATTCATTACCTATTATAATATCAATTTCATATTTTTCTTTATCCTCGACAGAATAATAAGCATTTTTTAAAGCACCTTCAGAAATATCCGGTGATTTGCCACCTTGTACAATTAATGGATATGTTTTAACACCTAAATCTACCGGATCACCATTATCATCCAACCCAAATCTATCACATACTAAATAAGAAGCTGGTAATTCTTCTGAATCTTCAGTGGGATTATTTAAATTTGTTAAACAATAAATATATTTTGATTGTTCATTTAAAACTGTTTCTATGAACATTGGTTTACCATTACCATCAACTTGATCTTTATCAAAACTAACAATAAAAGTTTCAATATCTGAACCTGATTTAATAGCTATTGCTACTTGATTTTTTAATGGATAATATTGAAATAAATCATTTAAATAATAGTTATCAACATTAAAACCTTTAATATCTTGAAAAGCAATTGCTTTATTAGTTAATACACCATTTATTTCTTCATATTTAAAATCATACCAGTTCGCAATTGCTATTTCAATTTTCTTTTTCGAAGTATCTTTAGACCAAAATTTAATTACTGAATTTTCAGAGTATCTTTCTAAAGGATTATTATCTTGATTATAATAATAATCCCAATCATCTTGAGATTTAATTAAGTCATAAAAAGTATTTAATCTATTATTATTAAAACATTGTCTTTTATAAATTACACCATCAGAATAATAAGTATCCGTAACATCATAGTTCAATGATTCATCGGCGGCATAAGCATAATCCGGATATGGTATAGTATCTAAGTCATTAATTTTACCTCTTTTAATTGCTTGAGTTTCACCATTTTTATGGGAAAAAGAATGCAATCTTAATTTAATATCTTTATGCCATTGAGAAGGTGGGGTAGGGGGTGGATCTAGTGTGATAGAATTTCTTAAATTAGTATTTAGTGCACCATTTGATCTATAAAATTTAACATAAAGTAAACAGGGGATATCTTGAGTTAAATTTTCTTCGACGAATTGAATACTTTCTACGATAAATACTCCACTTGGTACAAAAATATTATCTATAGATTCAAAAGATACCCAATCACCAACTTGAAAATCAGGTAATTTCCAATTATTTTTACTTTCAATTCGTATCCATGCGGATGCTTCATCATTACTTTGATGAGAAAAATTATACATTTCTGATACAATTCTATAATCCAATCCTGTTTCATTTACTGGGGGTGTTTCATTTTCAACATCAGTTTCATCATATGCTCTTGTAATAACTAATTGATTAGCATAATCTAAAAATTTATAACATTGAAAATAATCATTATAATTTGTATCATCTGGTTCACCAAATACATTTTCTAATTCTCTTTTATTTGTAACTACATAAGGTGTTCCTAGAGGTCCATTATTAAATTGCCCTGCAAAAAATGCTATATTATTTGCAATATTAGGGACTATTGTTGAAGCGTCTGTTTCTGTGATATAAACGCCGGGAGATAAATACGCCATTATTTTTTCCTTTTTTAATTAGTCAGATAGATAGGTGTATTAATTTTATAGTTAAAAATTAAATATGCTCTTCACATATTTTATAAAATTAAGCCCAAACCTATCTAACCTGCTATTTTATTTATAATTTTTAAAGTGCTGTGGGATTTTTTGTAGCTGGATTTGGCTCATAAACGGGTTCATCTGAAGTCCCAGTATTCCAATGACTATAAGTAAATGTAACTGAAAATTCTTGAGGCGTATTTTCCGCTGAATCGTCGAAAGTAACTTCTCCCACAACAGAAGGGAAGCAAGAGTGTAAAGTGTAAATTGCGGTCGCTTTTCCTGCAGAGTCTAACTGTTCTACATGTAAATCAGCAAAAATTTCTGATGGATCACCAGTGTGTTTATTTTTATAAAAATTATCACAAGCATCTTGCCATTTTAACATATCATATCTTAAAGCATGATCTTCAGATAAATAAAAAGAAACTTCCCAACTATTATCAAATGTTGTATCGCCGGGAATGGGTAATTTTCTCCCTTGATTCCATAATTCAATTAATCCAACTTCTTTTTGAGGCGCTGAAGTACTTTTTGCTAAAATATCAATATCTTCTAATCCAGTAATAGGGGAAATTCCACTTGGAAATGAAAAAATAACTCTATATTTATTCTGTCTTCCAGCGGTACCTAAAACATTTTCAATTTGTCTAATTTTATTAGCCATATTTTTACCTTTTTTTTATTTATTTATAAATTTTAATAATCATCTGTAAAATCAATTAATTCCATTTCAAAATTCGATCCATAATTTACACCGGAATAATTAATTGTTAATTCAGTTCGTGTTATTTCTCCAACTTCATCATTATATGAAATATCACTTACTGAACTAATGAATGCGTTATTATACGTAGCTTGTGATATTACATTTTCATTATGATCTAATTGTTGAATAATTAAATCATTCATATACCAAGGTCTTCCTCTATAAAAACTATAACCCCTTCCATGATTATTAGATACTGAAAAATTATTAAAATGTTTTATATTTGTTTTTATATTATTAATATTATATTTCATTTCATTGTATACAGAGCTCACACTTTTTATTGAATTTAATAAAGGATTATTTAAAAAATTAGATATTGGATTATTGAAATTATTAAAACTCGTAGTAAAATTTTTAAATTCAATACTTTCTGGAGTTGAATAACTTTGTATTCCTGAAATAATTCTAAGAAAAAATCTTCTTATAATCAATTCAGGATCATTATAAAAAGATAATGTAATAGAACCAACATCTGCTCTGTCACCAGCTATTTTAAATTCTCTTCCTTTTAAATAAATATCAATAACTCCAATTCCTCTTCCCGGGGATGTGACATCGTGACATTGAATATCTAAATTTCTACCTAATAATGGATATATTACACGATATTTATTCGATCTTGATCCAGACTTTAATATTTCATTTAATTCTTTAATTTTATTCATAAAAAACCTTTTTAATTTTAAAAAATACTAGTAAATGAGCTAACTAAATTACTTATATTACCAATTGCCGTTATACCGCGACTAATTCCATTTAAAGCATTTTTAAAAATATTTAATCCACCGAAATTGAAACTAGAACCAAAATTAGAACCAATACTAAAATTACCCAAAGAATTAGATATATTAGGTAATATACCAAAAGAATTAAGGAAATTATCCAGACCTTCTATATTTTCTTCAAAATCACCTTTTGTAATAAATCTATAATAAGCAAATGTTACTGTTAATTCTAAAATTGCATCTTTATCAGCACCACTATAATTAAGCTCCCCAACCGAAATTGGGAAAATATTTTCAAACATATATAAACTCATTTGTTCTTTTTCATCAAAACTTGTAGCTATTACAGTCAAGTTTCCATATTTATCTGAAATATTTCCTTGGACAATGGATTGTGAATTTATATTTCTTGGAACAACATTTCTATTATCTAAAGCATAAATCCAATCTTGAAATAAATTTCTTAATTTTAAACCTTCATCAACATAAAAAACAATTGTTATAGTTTGTTCTTGTTGTGTTCTACCCGGCAATTTTACATTTTGACCTTTTATTTTAAATTCTATAGGTGTATTATTAATTGGTGGAATTGACACACTCTTTCCTAAAATATCAAAAATTTTATTATCTTGATTGAGTGTGGAAGGGGTACTTAATAAAATATTATATTTAGTGGGTCTAGCAAAATTCCCACCAAATTGCGTTAATGTATCAGAAATTAACATAACATTCCTCTTTTTTTATTATTTATAAATAATAAAAATAATAAAATTAGGATTAAAATGGGTATTAATAATATTATAAAAAATGCTTTAAATACAAATTGGAATTATACAGATGAATTCATTTTTACTTTTAATAATAATGCCTTTTCCTTAAATACATCATTAAGCCCTCAAGATATATGGGATATGTGTGTTATTAATATTGATACACCACAATTATCTGCTTCAATAAATGATATTGTAATTGGTGGTACAAGAAGAATTTATAGTACAATGTTTCCTTCATTTAATATTTCTATTACCTTTAGAGATTTAGAAGGTTTAAAATTAAAAGATTTTTTTACAAAAATATGGGCAGCTCAATACACAAGATATTTTGATGAAATTAAAAGTACAATTCAATTATCATCACAAGGATCTATTATTTTTCATTCAGATGATTGTTTAATATCTGATATTTCACAATCTCAATTTAATAATGATAATAATCAAATTGTTGAATTTACAGTTAGTTTCATTTGCCCTTCACTTAGTACAAATTCTTTAAATGGTTTTGGAAAACCCGGAAAAACAACATTATGATTTAATACCATACTTTAAGGTGTTTTTAAAAAAAAAATTTTATAATTAAATAAAATAAGGAATAAAAATGAATCAAGTAGATCAAAATACATTAAACGCTGTTAAGAAATTGAATAAAAAAGAAAATAATAAAACAACTGAAACAACTGAAAATAAAAATGAAAATGAAAATTTATTTTTACCAATTTCAGAAATATTTGATGAAACAAAAAATGAAGTTAAATTAGGAAAAAATAAAATTATACATATAACACCTTGGGTAGGAAAAACCAAAAAGAAAATAAAAAAAATATTTGAACATATAGAAAATCCTAATGATATTAATTTTAATAAATTATTAGATGTTTTATTATATGAACATATACAAGAAGATGTTTTTTTAAATGAAGGTGAACAATTATTATTATTATCTATTTTAAAGAAAATATCTGTATCTGAAACAATAGAATCAGAGTCAGAATGTCCAGTTTGTCAAAGACAAAATTTAATTAAATCAACAATTGATAATATTACTCATTATAAAACAAATAATTTACCAGTTAAATTAAATAAAGAAATACAAAATAAAAAAATAATGCTTATAGATATTAAAAATAAAAAAGATCTTTTAAACATTATTAATGATATTATTGAAAGTGAAGAATATGATGGAGTAACAAAAGATGAAGATATAGCATTAGCTATGCATATTTCAATTGAAAATTATACAATTAATCAAATAATAGATTTTTTAGATAATTTAACTATTAAAGAATTGGATTATATTTTAAATAATTTACAAAAATATTTACCAATGTGTGAATTAAAAGAAAAAAGAATTTGCAAATATTGTGATTCTGAGGTAGATTTTAATATTGAAATAACATCTGATATTATTCAAGATTTAATTCAGTGAATCTATGATATACGGTCAAGATATTAAATTTACTAAACCTATTAATTATTTAAAAGAACGTTTAAATAAAATAGAATCTTTAAGATATAATTCTAAAACAGAAAAAGAAGTTTTATTATTAGATGAAAATGATAAAACCTTTTTCGAATTTTATGATACTTTGTTTAAAGATTATTATGACAATAAAACATTGGATAAAAATTTTTATCCAGAAAATGAATTAGAATGTATATCTTTTTTAATTAAAGCAAGGGAAAATTCTGTTTCAGATCTATTAAATGGTATTATAGAATGTGATAAATGTAAAATAATAAATGAATATCAAATAGAATTATCTGAGATTTATGAATTAGAAATTACAAATTTGCTTACACAAGAAGAATATCAAAAATATCCTACTTTTCCAATAGGTTTTTTTAATTCAATAATGGATATTATCGATGAAAAAGATTTAGATAATTTAATATTAAAAGATTATAATGAAATTCAATCTATAATTTATAGAAATAATGAAAAAATTTTAAATATAATTACGAAAATAAATTGTAGAAATGTTAAATGTCAAAATGAAATATCTATAGTAATAGACCCAAGAAAAATTCTCTCTCGGGTTTCTTTAGTTGGTTTATATGATGAATATTTTACAATAAGTTTCTATACTCACAATTCTAAGAATGATATAGATAATATGTATCCATTTGAAAGAGAAATTTTCCTTAATTTATTAAAGAAAAAAATTGAATCAAATCCTGAAGGGATTGTGAATAATATTATGAATCCAATGAATCCTTAAATTTATGGATTTACGATTTAGATTGTATTTGTGATATTTTTTGTTTTCTTACAGAATATAGTTTTATTAATTTTTTATATAATTTTTTTTGTTCTGAATCTAAAATTGATATTATTTTCGTAAAAAATGAATTAAATTTTTGTTTTAATTTATCTAAATTAAAAGAAGGCATTTTAAATTCATTTAAAAATGAATCTTGAGTATAAATACTTTCAATACTTTCAATACTTTCATTTAATTTTTTTGAAAATTCTTGATGTAAATATCCTCCTAAAACACCACCTACTAATCCTACACCTATTAACCCAGTTAATGATCCAAACATCATTAATCCAGCAATAGACCCAAAAATTAATCCAGATTGTACCATTACATCTTGCCAATTAATTGATTTTATTTTATATTGTGTATTATCCTTTAATTCATTATATTTTTGAACAATCTTTTCTTCTGTTTGATCTCCATAATATAAACCAAGAACCAATCCTAATAAAATACCTGCTGGTCCAAATAACATTCCACCAACACTACCCCCAGCTAAAGATCCTGATATTTGCCCAAAAGTTCCTTCATTAACGTTTTTAGTTTTATTTTTATTAACATTTTTTATAATATTTTTTATGTATTTATCATCGATTTTAGAAAAAACAAAAATACTTAATGCTTCACATAAATTATAAAATTCTTGTTCAATTATTTTTTCTTCTTTTTCACCATAATAAGGAATTTTTAAAATTTCATCTGTAACATCAGCTAATGAAATTATTTGATCATTTAATTTCTTAGATATATTTTTTATTGTTTGTTTTTCTAATAAAAATTCTTCTTCTTTATTTTCTAATGTTTTAAATTCTTCACTTGGTAGTATTAATGATAAAGCTTTCGAAAATTTCTTTTTATGTTTTTTATCTATAAAAATCATTAAATTAGAAAGATCTTCATGTAATTTAATTCTTTTTTTATTTAAATTTTTTATATCTATAACAAATTCATTAATTATATTAGTTCTTAAATATTCTTTAAATTTCATTTTTTCCCTCGTTTTTTTTTATTTTTTATTATTTATAAATAATAAAAATAATTATAAAGGTACGAAATGAGTTTAGTTCAAGGTTTAGCATCAAGTTCATTATCTAAAAGACAAAAAGAAATAATTAACCGTCAAGATGCTATAATTGAATATTTAAATAATTTAAATGATGTATTAAATAAATCTTTACAAAATCAACAACCACGACAAACATCTGTAAAAGAACTCATTAAACAACAACAAAAAAATCAAATTCAAAAACAAAAACAACATTTAGATGTACCTGAAATAAATTTTAATCAAATAATTGTATCTACTTCTAATCCTGCTGAAAAAGATAAACAAAAAAGAATAACAGAAAAAAATTTATTAATTGCAGATTCTATTTCAGATTCATTAAAAGAATTAGTAAAAGGAAATAATAAAAAATTAAAACAAGATACTTCAATTAAAAATATTATTAAAAAAAATTTACAAATTCAAGAAAAAAACAATAAACAATCACTGAAAAATAATTTATTAAATAAATCAAAAAAAATGTTAAATAGTTTAACAGATAAAGTAAAAAGTTCCATTGCCAAAGGACGTTCTTTATTTGAGAAAATAAGAGATATTATACTATCTTTTCAAATTGCGAAAAGTGTTATTTCTTTAATAGGTAAAGGTTTTAAAGTATTTAAATGGATTTCTAGACTACCATTAAAATTTGTAAAAGGGATGACCACTGGTGGCTGGAAAATATTAAGTAATATATTTAATTTTGCAAGAGGTAAATCTAAGGGGGCATTTGGAAAAAATTTATTTGCTTTTATTAAATCACCTGCAAAATATATTAAAGTTATTATATTTAAAAAAATTTTTTCTAAAAAAGGAATGAAAAGTATTCTAAAAGGAACTTTTAAATTCGCGAAAGGTTCAATGTTAAATGTATTAAGTTCAAGAACAGGATTAGGATTAGTCGTAATTGGTTCTTATTGGGTATCAAGAGCTTTAGGTGTAACTGATAAAGAATGGCAAACAGCTATAAATATTTTTAAAGATATATTTTTAGATTTAGGTTCTTTTTCTTATTCATGGGAATGGATGAAAAGATTTTTTAGCAAAGAATACATTACAGGAACTTGGAATAAATTGTTATCATGGTGGGGAGAATTTCAAAAAGATCCATTTAATGCCATAATGCAAGGAATTACTGATGTTTCTAAAGGTATAGGTTCTTTTGTATGGAAAATTGTAAGATCTGTATCAAATGATGTTTGGTATAAAATAATGCCAACAATTTTAAAAGCAGCTTTACCTGATTGGGCATTTAATTTTCTTTATGCTAAAAGTGCTACAGAAGCTAATAAAGTAATGGCTTATGGGAAAGCCGGTACAAAATTTAGAAAAATTGATAAAATATTAAATAAAAACGTAGATTTTAAATATAAAAAACAAATGCTAAAAATTGAAGTTGATCAATTAGAGGAAATATTAAACGGAGCTTATCCGGGAT